GTCTGATAAAGTCCACAACATCACTCTTGAACGCAATCACACCCTGTGTGATTTCTTTTATATCATCATCCGTCAACCCCTGCCACTGGGGCTTTGTGTAAAGAGGTGTGTCATCTTCGCTGGTTTTGTGGTTCCAGATCGTACCGCCCACGGCTTGCCAAGCGTATGGTTCAGTCATTTCTTACCCTTTGCCAGCGTAGCAATAATGTTTGTTTCCATCTTGCCCTGCTCATACCCGACAAAGAACGTCTCTACGAATGTCCATTCATAACACCGGACAATAACAACATCCTTGCCGTAAGGTTCTTTTTCTGCAACAACATTGATAGTGTTATTGCCACTCCCAGGCTCAAGCCGGAACCCATTTTGCTCGGCTCTGTCTTTGCACCACGCAATGCGCTGCTCAATGATCCAGGGGTTTGGGTTTACGTTCATGGTTCCATCCCGAAGTGGTTAAGGATCAGCAACTTGACGTTGCCGGTATAGCCGGTGCTCAATTCGGCGCATTCATTGATGATGAGGTCGGCAAACTTCTCAATACCGATGTAGTCGGTTGTACATTCCTCCCGCCCCCGACTGTCCACGGTAACGTCAAAGCAGCCTTTCATAAGCTCTTTAATCCGTTCGTTCATGGCTCAAGTCCAAAATGAATTCGTATGGCAGTTACCCCAATCATTCCGTTGGGGCTGCTTGCCTTTACTACTCTTGCGCATTCCAACGCAATCAATTCGGCAAACTTTTTTTCCCAATCAATATTATTTGGGTCTTGGCCAAAATAGTATTCTTTACACCAAGCATCAGTTTCTTCGGCTATCTTTTTGATTCGTTCGTTCACGACGCCTCCATCAATTGACGCACGGTGCGTACACGCACAATTTCCATCGTCCCACGCATCTTTGGTTTCACTGCATCGCAATATTCCTGAGCCGAGGCCAAGCTCAAATAGTCCTGCACAACATATGCGGTGTAATTCTCCCGATTTGTTGGAAAAAACCACACTTCAAAAACATCAGCTTCACCGAGATTCATGACGCAATTCCCTTCGTCTTCTCAAAAGTTCTGAGGCCACCGAGCCCGAGCATCCCCAGCATCAACTCCCACAAATTCCCGTCAATCCCCGGCAGCGTAGGCAGCGGATGGTCGAGCACAATGCCAGCCCACTGCACCAGCGGCCTAGCGATGTACTGACAGGCCAAGGCCGAGGCGCAGACCCAGCCGATGGCTGGGCGCCAGCCGCTGGTGAACGCGCTGGGGCTCGACGCCTCGGCCTTGTTCACATCTAGTTGACCTTGGACGATGGCCACCTGGGCGGCAAGCTGCGCCGCTTCGGCCTGAGACTTGTCCGGCCAGATGCGGGTGATGACGGTTTGCGCCAGTTCGACGCCTGCGGTCAGGGGGTCCATTCGTCCGTCTCCATCTGTAGCGCCATGCGATGCGCTCGTGCTGGCGTCTGCCGCGCCCAAGTGCTCTCCACCATCTGCGCAGCGGCCTCAAAGTACTGGCCGTCCTCAACCGCCGATAGCATCCGCTTAAACTTGAGCAACCCGCCAATGCCCATCTGAAAGGCCATGCCAATCAGCACCGCCTGGCGCGGCTCGGACAGTCTGGGCATCCACGGCAGCGCCAACAATACCTCGCGGGTCTTGATCTTGATATCGTTCTCAAGCAGAAAGTCGATCTCATCGTTCGACAACCCGCCGCCCTTGCGCGAGTCAATCAAGCGGCCTACGCCAATGGTCCAGAACCCTAGCGAGTCTTGGTAGGCGCAGGACTCGGCGCCCTCTTCCCTTAAGAGTTGGCTCTTCAAGTCCACAGCGTCACTCCCCACACCAGTGCCAAAGCGCAAAGAACGCAGATGGCAACGCGGTTGGCCCAGCTCCAGCGGTTGCGGTAATGGGTAATAGCGTGCCCGCTACCGCCGAAGGCTTCGTCAAGCGTGCGTGCAAACCGCTTAGTTGTTCCGTTGTGCTGAACCTGTGTTCGTTGTAGCATTTATAGCGTCTCCAAGTTAGATTATTGGGGCGTTGCCTAGTCTCAAGCACGCCGGCTGGCGCGTTACACCGAGGGCACTGCATACAGCGGCACCGCAGTGCATCCGAGGTCTACCCAGTACTGCATTTCCTCCCTGCGCCTGGTAAGCAAGATGCAGACGCCTGACTCACTGACCATCCAGCCGATGTGTGTCACGCCAACCACGCGATCAGCGCCACCAGGGCGACGATCCAGACGGCGCAGAACAAGGTCTGGCGAGCCGCAGCCTTACAGAAGTACTCTTCTCGGTTCATGTCTTTGACCTCTCTGGCCACCATGCGGGCCGTGGATACCACACTACGTCATCGGTTGATTCCCTGGCGCTGTACCGCGTTATCCAGTACTCGTTGTCGCTGTCTAGGCAAGTCCAGGACCAGTATTCGCCGTTCCACCAGCGCACCTTGTGCTCGCCAGTGGGCCACCATCCAATGCTCGGCGGTTTTTTATTCTTCATCGTATCCACCATCGCCATCAAAGCGTTCCTGCTCATCAAGCGCCAGCAGTTCAATTGCCTCGATCTTGTCCGGGCTCAGGAGGCCCAGAATGTCGACGTCCTTGATGTACGCCGCCGCCAGGCACATGGTGCTGGGGTAGTCGGGGTGGTCGCCGTGGCCGAAGCACTCGGGCTCGTAATCTAGGTGGCAAACCAGTGGGGCGTCTACTTCGTCTATGTCGTAGATGAATTCCACGCTATCTATTGGGCAGGGTGGGGCGCCGTTCATGAGAGCGCCAGGAAGAGGAAGGTGGCGCCGGCAAGCCCGAGGGCTATGGCGAAGAGTGCATCAGAAATCATTGGGGCTCCTTGATGCCCGGCGCTGGGCCGGGCTGGGTTGGTTGGCTCAGTCTTCGAAGATGACACCCTGTGCTTCAAAAGCAGCGCGCACGCTGCGGACATGCTGTCGATCGGAGAGCGTGTCGATAGGGGCGTGGTCCGCCCACAAGTGAAAGTAGTATTCGATTCCGGGTTTGCGATACGGTTTATACGCGTCCCAGATTGCCGAAACCTGATCTTCAACGGTCATCAAGGCAGCGATCTCTTCGGCCTTGGCAGGCGCGTAGAGGGTGTGGGTGGTGTTGATCTTCATGTTCTCTCCGGTCCGGTTGCGGGTTGGTGTAGAAGGATATTACCTAAAAAAAAGCATCAAATTCTAGGTACAAACCCTAGGTTTCGCATCTTTTCTTTAGCATCTTCCTGCCCGAGCCCAACGATCACATGGTGCCCCAGGTTGCGCAGGTAGTCATGCCAGCTCTGCTGCTCTGACGAGACGCTGCCGCCCCTCTCGCGTTTCATCTCAATCCAGCACAACCAGGCCGGGACGAACAGATCAGGCACTCCAGCGCTGACGCCTTCGGCCTTCAGGCGTCCGGCGGCTGCGATGCCTCGCAAGCCACCGTTCGCAATTGCAAAAACCCGCACCCTGCAAGCCTGGCGGATCCACTGCACCAATTCTCGCTGTTCTTCGTGTTCGGTTTTCATCAGAAGGGCACGTCCATCGTCCACTTGTCGCAGGCATTCGGCGTGGCGGCAAACTCTTCCGGCGGCTCCTTGAAGAACTCCACGCACAGGCCGTCCGTGCCATACATCTCGCAGCTGTGGCAGCAACGCGGCGGGCCGGCCTTGATTGTGTTGTAGTAGATCGTCACGATTTCAGGCTGTTTGTGTCGCATTCCAACTCCTTCTTAAAACACGGTGATATTTACCGTCCATTTTGAACTCAATCATTGCTGGCGGCTCGCCGCACGAAAGAATATCGGCCACTACGTCTAGCGGGTTGTAAAGGTCTGACACAAGCACATCGGCGCCCGAGGCGATCTCTGCCACGGTCCGCCGCGCCTTCTCGCCTGCATAGCCGGGATTGTTCACCGGCATGTATTCGCTCACTGGCGCATCGGAGAGCGCACCGTAGTACGTCACCATGAGCATATCTTGCCCACTGGCGCGGCTGACATGCTTGCGCCAGCGCCAAGCGGTCACCGACATTTCCTTGCCCGCCAAGCCCATAATGTCATCGTTCTGCAACTTCAACTTCTTGGGCTCCGGCTCCGGGAAAGGATGCCC